TTAAATGGATCAGTGTCAAATTTGGTAATATTAGATACAATATTCACTATTTCGTATTTGCGATTTATGCTGGTGGTGACATCGGGTTTCATAGTTGCAGACGATACTTTTAACACATCCACTGTGGGAAGTAGTTTTATTGCACCGTATCCATACACTAGATTATTAACTGGATTTCTAGCACGAAATACATGCACACATTCTAACTTGCTATTAGGTACGTGGTAATCAAAATTAAAAGAGTTGTCGATCACTGCGTCGCCGTCTACCACATAAAACATAGAACTGCTGACCATATTGGCGGCAACTGCATGTGCTGTATGCAAGCCTGTTATACCATGCAGACGTTTTGCATATGGTATACGATCTTGCAATAGTCGCCAATTATGTTCTGCATTGGATTCTTTATAACTGATGAAAACAATGTCATACAAGTGTGTGTGCCTTTAGTAATGTTAACAACTTATCTGCGGTGACATTATACTCGGTGCGAGATACCCTATTATCAAATAACGTTTGCAATTTGTCAAAATCATTGATAATTTTCAAATCGTCGATTGTCAATGATGATAGGTAAAATTCAACACCGTCTATCGCGCCGCTGTGTGTATCCACAGCATAATCAACAGGCAATACCACTGTCAACCACGTAAGTAAGCGTTGCAGACTTTCATCATCATCACTGTTTGCCACATTCACACATAGTTTAACAGTTTCTCTAAAACCACTGCGCCATGCAGACTCTGCATCTGTATTGAATGTACTAGTAGCTACAACTTCATCAACAATCTTTATATTGCCGACACTGGTTGTAAAATCCAACCAATTTTTATCAAACTCCAGTACTGCTATTTTAGGCCATAATTTTACAGCACCATATCCATATGCAAGACCGTTAACAGGATTTCTACTGTACCACAAATGCAGATATTCCATATCATATATGGGTATAAAACGATCAAATACGAAATCGTCGTCTACCACAGTATCGCCGTCCACAGTCCAAAACATCGATGTATATGACAGTTCAGCACAACGACGATGTGCATTGTGTATACCTTTTATGCCGTGTACACGTTTAGCATTTGGAAATTTAGCAGACAGCCGTTGCCAATTGATATCTGCATTGGGTTCGTTGTAACTAACAAAGAATATATCAAACGGCTGTGTACACGGAGTTGCACCTGCGACAATAGAAATGTTAGTTAGTGTATTGTGTTCTAATTCATGCAGCGAGCATTCGTAATACAACGGCAATAGATAACTGCCATTGATTAAACTGCCGACGTTGCCTTTTTTGATAATGTTTATATCAGGTAGACTATGCACAGAGTTGGACCAATACAGCAATTTATCATGCGCGAACGGCCGCCATGATAATATGTCACCCAACTCTGTAATCCAGTTGTCAGATACCAACCATACCATATTTGTATAGCACAAATGCTTTATACGCTGCACCGCATCAACTATACCAGAATACGAATCCAGCAATATCGCATGAGGATATTGCTGTTTTAGTAGATCATAGCCTGTTAAATTATCAGACAGATTAACATATACTATATCGTACATTGTTTAGCCCTTGGATAATATATTAAGGTTTTGTAGCTGATATATGCGATATCATGTCGTAGCTGACAAGTGGTCTAGGTGGATTAATATAAACACGTTTGAAAAATTTACTCTGTTGTACAGTTAAATCTGCAATGTCTAGATTCAACCCATTACGCAACAATTCGCCAAATTTGCGAGAACTGCTCACAGGGTCTGTATTTTTAACTGTATCCCACTTGTCTTTAAACCAATTGTAATCGTGTATCTGAGTATAGTCCCAGTCTGTTAAATTGCAATCGTATGCACCTTGTCTAGCACCATAAATGCTCCAAATGCCATTATCTACATCTGCACCAACACTGCACCATATCAGCAGCTTGTGAAGATTATAAATCCATACTGTTCTCATAAAGTCGGGCGGACTTATTCTACGGCCGGCATTTAGGCTCATTTTAACGCCTTCGCGATATCCAGAGCGCCAAGCTTGATAAGGACTGCTGTTGGTTACGCTAGTGCTATATGTGCCAAATAAATCGTGGTATTTGTTATTCCAACAAAAATCAACCTTACCTGCGTCGTTGTCGCTGTTTTCATGACTGTTCATATTGCGCACAAAGTTCTTACTCCACAATTTGAGTCCGCCGTTGCCATATACAAGTCCATTTATATGATTTCTGCCTGCCCATGTCCATGCATGATCGTCTTGACCGCGTTCTATGTTAACAGTGATATCCATAAATGCAGGGTCAATACGATTATCGCCATCCACTGTTACAAAAAAATCAGTGTCTGCGGCATCTGCACATGCACGATGTGCCGCATCGAACCCTTTTACGCCATGCACACGTTTTGCCCAAGGTATCAAATTTACCAGTTCAGCATATAGCATCTCTGCATTAGGCTCATCATAGCTGAGAAAAACAAAATCAAATTCACTTATATTACGCTGCATCATACCTCACATAAATGCTATAATTTCTATCAGTATCTAACACAATAGGTATCGGCCCCAACCCGTGTGTGGCAATTGCTGTACCTATGTCTATTGTTTTAATAAGCCACGTGGGGTCGTCTTTGAGAGTAACATATACTTTACCATTTGTTGTGTAAGATACCACATACATACCAAATCCATTCTTTTTGCGAATTAATCTAATTGGACTGGTAAACTCGTCACTGGCTTTCCATTTTTTGTCAAATGGTACACATTCATTCAACGACCAGAATATAGCTACCATACTTGATAAGCTGGTTGCTATATGTGTGATTACAGGATTGCCAGATTTGTTAACAACTTTATAGTGTGACATGTTACTAACACCCAACATAATGTCAGTTGCAGTTTGTATTTCCATTTCAATCTGCTGCGTATTATTATCGTGTGACTTATTTTCTATAAATGTCACATGCTTTATAATACCTGTATCAGGATCATACCATGCCCAGGCTTTATCAAGTTTAAGTTCTGATTCGTCGTTCATAATAATCCAGCATGTTGTCGGTTATAAAGTATTTGCTATGGTAATGCAATGGGAAAAATTGCAAATGGTTACCTAGTCTACATTGTAATTCCGGTGTAAAAAATACAGGTAATGCAGTTTGCCAATCCTCGGTATTCACATACTGCCAACCTTGCAGTCGCGTTTTCATATGTGTAAATGTTGGCATACTGGAAGGTATGTAGAATGCATTATCAAGCTCTAGTATTTTAATAGCCAGTGCAAATATCAAATCAGTACTGGGATATGTTGGCCGGTCTTCTGGTAACAAAAACTGTTCAAAAAACGTTTCCCAGTTGAAATATATCATCTTAGCCATGGCAAATATATCAAAACATCTATCAGTCTTTTTAAAGTACATAAATGCTGTATATACATTTGGTAAATTATTAGCAGTAAATGCTTTTCTATAGAAGTCACTGGTTATAACTTCAGTTCTATATGTCAATACACGATTGCATATCGCAAAGTCATCTGCTTGTAAACTATTCCACCAATTGCCTATGTCATTAAAAAACAACATATCTGCATCTAGTTTAATAGTTTCATCATATGGGCTCATATGAATGGCTTTCCATTCATTTTCCAATTTCCACGAGCTGGCAGCAGCATGGTCGCCCCACGGTATTTCTATAATATTATCAAATGCCCATGCGTATCGGTCTGGCACAACAGTACCTGGTGTGATACCAATACTGAGATTTTTAACAATTTTTTGGCTAGCATGCAGACTCAATGCCAATGCATACGCCATACGAACATAATCAGTGTCACCTGAGTTTTGTGCCAGTGTGAAAAAGCCACGAGTAGGATTAGTTGTAACCATGTGCTATGATCTCATCTTTAAATCGCAAAATTGCACGTTTGTTCATAATATGAACATTATTAGAAACTCTATGCAAGTGGAACGTGCCTGCTTCTGGTTCAGATGTTATGTATACACTGCCATTTTTAAATGCATGCAATTCATCTGTTTCCAAACTAAACAATATATAATTAACAGGCAATGGTTTTATGGCACCATATTCCATCATATTGTTAGCAATATGCATTGCAATACTCAATGCAAAGTCATTTCTAAAATATCCGCAAGGTTGAAAACTGTAAAGGCTTCCGTAATATTCGTAATTTTCTTTTACAAAATTTATAAGTTCGAATATAAGTTTACTGCGTTCAGTTTTTCTAAAATACACAGCAGTTGCCCAAAATAATGGAATACTCATTTCATTAAATCGGTTGTCAAATCCAAATGAATTAACACCGTGATCTAATGTTATTGTTTTACGATTACACATAAAATCTTCATCGCAGTCCCATACCAAGTCCATAGATGAATCCAGCATGAGATAATCCGTATCAATCAACACTGTTTGATCAAATGGTGATAATGTATATGCATCTACTCTATTAAGATTATAATATCTATCAGTGAAGTCCGTATACCTGGTATCTCTATATTTTCGTACAGACACACCTGATTCTATTAGATCATTTAAAATAATCATATCAAATGCAGAGTCTATAATGGACTGCTCTGTGATATTTTGTAAGTATTCCAATGTGCCGGAATTTGTAACCAATGCAACATTGTTGTTTACCAAATTCTTTTTTATCAATAGAGCATTGCACAATGCCATAGTAATATAGTCTATACTGGAATTATTATAAGCAAACATGAGGAAGCCTTTATCCACGTTATTCTTCCTCGATAAAATCGTATAAACTACTCACAGTTCTGCTGCGTTTTAATTTGCTGTATTCTATATGATAAATGTTGGTTGCTTCAAAATACTTGTTGAATATTACATCATAAAATTCTTTTAAATCCGTTACTTCTATGGGATTTTCATTAGAGTCTATTAACACAGCTCGTGTTTTTTTTGCATCCACTAGCTGTTTTACAAAGCAAATTAATGGTGGGTCAATCTTAAATATGCCACCATTGTTAGCATGCGTAAGCATGTTAGCCATGTTGAGTTTTAGATCTTCTTTGCGTTGGAATAAACTTATTCTATAGTTAGAAAACTCTAGTGCTTTCTTCAATCGTTCGTCCATAATTACTCCTGTGCAAGACTATTACACATTAGCATTATGTAATCTGACTGTTAAGTCAACTTAAAGATTAACAACTGTTGCGTATACAGGACTGGATATGGTTAATACACCGCCTGCTTTATACTGATCAATTTGACTGACAATAGTACCGTCAACTGTACTACCGTAGTAATAATATACGCTATTATCATTGAATGTTACTAAAAATCTCAATACACTGCCATTACCACCGCTGGCACCAACATAGCTTTCTCTGCGAGCTTGTATACTATACGAAATATTAGAATAATAACCTGCGCCGGTGCCAGCATGTGTGAATATTTGCTGATATGTACCTGTTAGTCCATAATAGCCAACATTATTGGTGACAGTTCCACCTGTGCCAGTATAGGTAGTAGTACTTGCGCCGAATTTAACAGTACCAACTGCTACCAATAGTGCAGTCCATGCAGCATTTATAGTAGTAGCAGATCCGCCTGTTCTAGAACCAGAAAATCGCACTTCGCCCGCTGTGTTGAAAAAGTACCTAGCAGAATCTTCATCGGTAAATGTAACTGTAAATTCATGTTGTATAGTTGTACCCCATGCAGTTGTACGAGTACTTGTTAATACACTCGATACTGACATCTGTGTGATAGATGCAGTATTACGAGCAGTATCTAACGAACTGATCAGTGTGCTTATATTAGGTCTACTGGATGTACCGTCTTCTGCAAGTATGGTATCGCCTGCGGCAACAACTGGTTGTAGAGTCAATGCTGCACCCGTATGAGTGTTTATAGTACTCATAGCACTGCG